GGCTCTAACCTTACCCACGAGCGCCGGGCGTCAGAGTGGGACGAGGAATACGACAATGTACCAGCAGAAGAACGCAAAACTAAGCCGTCTAACGATGAGCTAACCGGGCGCGGCCCGAAGGATTGATTATGAAAACGAAGATTGATACCGCGCTCCGGTTGAGCGTACTGTTAGGCTTGGAGGGAACATGACAGAAGTACCAGATTGGATGATTGACTACAGCCAACAACAAGGCTGCATATTTGAACTGCTTGCTAAGGAACTTCCAAAAGGCTGGAGTGTGCAGATCGATCTTGAAAAAGACTCAGGTAGCGTTAGCCTTTTTTGGCCGAACGATGCACTGACAGAAATACCCGTTGATGCGCCTATGGAATTAGTGCTGAAAAGGCGCTTGCTTTCGCCAAGTTTCAGGATGAGCAAAGTGATATGGCGGTAGATAAGGCATGGCATCGGTTTTGTAAGGCAATGAATGCGCCTAACGCGAAATTAAGCGGGGCGCTGGATTAATTTAAACGACGCGGTGAGCGTGTGCCGCTCACCTTGAATTAACTGTTAGGCTTTGGGGAATTGACGATGGAAATACGAACAGCAGCAGAAGCAGCAGAAATTTTTAAAACTTACGACGACTGGCAATATGCGGATCGTGAAGCGGCATGGAAGTGGATGTTTGAGCGCGGAATAGAATCGGCGCACGCCGGTTTGCCGGACGGGGCGCTTGATGGCGGATGGACATCTACAGGAATAAGAGCATACGCCAAAAAACTAGAATGCGAGAACGCACGGCTTAGACAAGAACTGGCATCCCTTAGTGTTGACTGTGCCAGCGACTAACACTAAACACTGTGCTGGATGCACGCATTACCATAGCGCAGGGAGAGCTAAGCCAGCATTGGCAACCAAGAAATACAACGCGTGGTGTTGTGCGCTAGGTAAGCCAGCAGAAAAAGCAATCGGATGGTGCAAGACGCACCAAGCTAAGAAGCCGCCTAACGTAGAATAGGCACCGATTAGAGCGGTCATTTGTCAGCTTTCCCATCGATCTTGTCTGATATTTTGTCAAGTTTCGCGAAGATTGCGCCACATAATCGCTCAAAATCGTCACGTTTTACATATTCTCCAGCAACAAGCAGCTTAATATTATTAACCCTTTCCGCCAATTCTGAGTCTGTTTTTTGCAGTTCTTTAAGCGCATCCCAGACCGTTTTTAAAACCCAGCCAGCTACTGAGAAAATCGCGCCGATAACATAATTTATAATATCCTGATCCATTATTTTGTCTCTTTATTTTTAATCCAGTCAACGACTATGCGCTTCATGGAGGCGAACGGTACGCCGCCAATAACGAATCTGGCGAATTTATCTATAATAAAAGGAGTTATTTTAATTTTTATTTCCCGGTTAGACAAAATTGTACAATGCGCAATTCATCTTGCTCTTTGTATAGCGAATTAAGCGTTCTCTGTTCCTGATCGGCTTTGAATATGTAATAATCGCGTTGCATTACAGTTACCCATATTTTCCATTGCAGTTCCATGTGATGACCTATTTTAGAAATTGTGGAGTTGGCAAATAAAACAAAGTAATCAACGTGACAAATAGCCCGTATAAAATAACTAATGCTATTAATTTTAATGGCTTCATATCCCCACCCTGGTACTGGTTGCCGCAGCCCGTGCATTAGCCGCTGCAACAACTGCGGGTGTCCACACTACATTTGCAATAGACGCTACCTTCGGCTCAACACCAGTCAGGGCAGCACCGGGCATTAGGCTTGAGCGATGGTAAGACTTAGCCAGCTCTTTGCCATCTTCCATGATGCGAGTAACTTCGCGATACATAATGTTGCCGTGTTCATCGACGGTGATGGTGTCTAATACAGCTTCTTTGGTAAGCATGATATTTATCCTTTTGGTTAAGTGTCCGACTTGGCTAATATGGCCGAGTTAATTAAGTTGTTTGATAGAAAAATGTAAACTGGTCGTTAACACCTGTAGCTAATGGATACCCATTAGCTGAGTTAAACAATGAATTATTTGATAGAATACAAAAAACTCCATCAGCGCCGCCTCGGCGCCACATAGCAGAATATCCATTTAATAAGGCAAATGGAAGCCCAGACAACGTACATGTCCCAGCCCCCGTGCCGTTATTCGTGATAGAAAATGCTATTGTACACATTACTGTGCGCCCTATTTTTGTATAAGTACCGCTAGATGTATAACTTGTAATTGACCCTGTGCCAGCAGTAATACCAGGTGTCCAAGTCCCAGTCTCATAATCATCCAGCGTATTGACATTAGCTGATGCGTTCTGAGTTGCGGGGAATTTGATCTGTCCTGCGGTTGCTGCGGATAGGTCTAGGAGGGCTGTAGCATTCAACGTACTGGCTGAGAATGCCTGAGTGGTTGAGCCAGCTAAAGGCGCTTTAAGTATTAATTCATCATACCGAACTGAATCACCGGAGGCTGCACCAGCCGCGAGACCAGTTAATTTAAAACCACCCATCGGCAAATTAGCCAAAATAGGCGTTTGCCCGTCATTAGCTATCGATGCCGTCATAGCCGCCGCAAGGTCATTGATGACGTTATTGTACTTTGTCGATTCAATTAATGTTGCCGCAACTGCTGGGAATGATGATGCTGGACTTGAATAGGCTCCTGACCCGTTCCGGCTCAAGACACACCCCCAAGCCATACACATAATAAATAAACAATAACTGAGACATAGAGGAACTCACCTAAGTCAAATGAAGTATTATTTGTCATTATTTACGCTCCTGTTGCTGTTGTAATATTGCGCTGATTATTGCAGGCTTAATGCCTAGTTTATCATAAATAGCGCCTGATGAATTTAAAGCATCTTTCGCTATTCGTGCGCCTTGTCCGGTTTTAATCGCAAGCTCTCCCATTAAGCGCGGTGATTGAGCAAGCATTGCTGGGATAACGAGTGGATTCATCGAGGCTACGCCATATCCGCCAAGTCCAGAAGCAACAGCCCCTCCTAGTCCGCGCGGCTTAAATGAATTTAAAGCCTGGCCATTCAGCATTGACATTAAATTATCTGCGCCATTAGCCTCAAGTAATTGAGCTATGTTTACACGATTGCCATAGTTTGTATTAGCGTTGTTTCGCGGAATGGCTAAAGCTTTTCGTAACGCGGTCGAATCAGTGCCACGCTCACCTAGACTTAATTCGTTGGTGATCTCTTTACGAAGTTTAATTCCCGCCTGCGATTTAGCCATAATGTCAGAATATTCAGGGCTTTGCTTTTCAATCGCTCCTTTTACTGCGCTATAAACTTCATTGGCCGCAACTCGCGCCGGTGTTCCAGGCATAGATTCCTGTCTGATGTTACCGATTTTCTTTTTAAGTGCATCAAGGCCTTCGATGGTGTGAAACTTTGACACATTGACACCTTGGCTCATTCCATAAGGTTTCCCACTCCATTCTGCTATAGCGTCGGCTAATTGCCGATTAATACCTGTGGCCTGCTTATTAATGGACGCGCCTTCAAAGCTACCTTTTTGCATAGCTGATTTTGCGGACTGCTCAATCGGTTTGTAATCAAGGATTGTTTTATCCAGCCTAAGCTTATTCATGGCCTCCGTGTAAAGGTGGCTATCGTTTTTAGCTATATTAGCCAATGCTTGTTTTTCAAGCGCGACAATCTCAGCTTGTGGCACTTTACCACGCATATTATCAGTCAATGCCTTTAGCTTGTCACCACCAGTAAACCCGGCTTTAGCCGCATCGCGTATTGTTGCACCGCCGGTATGAGTGCCAAGCTCGCCGATTATTGTTCCCGCCGTGCGACCTGTTAAATTTACCGCTGGTTCGGCCAACTTAGATAATCCCTTAGTTGCTCCGCTCAAGCCGGAAAGTAGCGTAGTAGCGTTTAAAAAAGTAGTCGCTGGATGTGTTGCAACAGCATTTTGTAGTCCTTCTACGCTTCCAAAATCCTCTTTAAATGGCTTTGCAAAATCACTAGCAACTTGTCGAGAATCGGTCACTCCGTGTTGAATCATCCATTCATTTACTGAGTCTGGAATGATGGTATTTTGTAGGCCACCACGAACAAGCGAACCCAATCCCTTAACCGTGTCTATTGGATGCGATACGGCGCTTATTGTACCTTCGCCAATATTTTTCAAATCAGCGGGTAGGTTTTTTAACGCTTGCGCTCCGATTGATTCTTTTGGTTGTTGTTCTTTCTGCGCCGCTTTCCACTCAGCATAATTCAATGGCTCTGACTTCTGAGCTTGCCAGTCTGAATAACTTAGTGGCTCGCTCATTTCTTATGGCTCCTCAGATATTCTTGATAGTCCGTGTCGTTTGTTCCAGAGTCATCATGCCTTGAGTCTTGGCTTGCGTTCTGGTTAACATCGCCATGCCCTGCTTTTGTTTTGGCTAAATCAAGCCCTTTATTAAGCATTACCGAAAGTTCATCTAAACTATTTTTATATTCTTTTTCTGATTGAGAATGAGCAAGCCTAGCCATTGCCTCAGTTACTTTTTCTCCTTCAATCTCAGTTATCTGTCCACCGCCTTTCAATACCTCAAACGCCTGCAAGAATTGTTTTCCCGCGATTTGTTTTTCTCTAGCCTTAAAATCAGCCGCACCAGTGCCAGGCAATGTATATCCAAATGGATTTGTTAGAATATTCGGTACGCCAACAATATCCGATAAGCCTGGATGATTTTTTATATCAGACAGCAATTTTAAAGAATATTCAGTGTCATTTATGACTTTTGGTAAATCAATTGATGCTTTTTCCTGTGTTTCCGCTGAAATTTTAGCCGCCGCCTGTTCCGCCGGTGTTTGGCTCATTACGGGCTGCTGGTTTACTGTTCCGCCTGTTTTCTTTGCTATTTCCATAAGCATAGCCCTATCTGCTGCGCTGGCTTCTGGGGATATGTCAATTTGTGGTGCTTGTGCGCCCGGCATACCTGATGCAATAGCGGGATTTAGGTTTTTATTAAAATCATGAAACTCCTGACCTGCTTCGTTGGTAGCCTTCGATACTGTATTGCCGCTAACTGCCGCTTGCACCGCTCCGCGATTAGCGGGGTCAGTCATTCTTTGCTGGTATTCAGTCTGTGAAAACCTGTTAGGAATAATTGAGCCATCCGGTAATTGATAGCCGGTCATGCCTGACTCGTCTTTATAGGGCTTTGCGCCAGCAGGGATAAACCATTGCCCAGGTGTTCCGCTTTTATCAGCGGCGTTATTCATACGCATTTTAATAGCTTCTTCGATCATGCCATTTTTAGCCAGTTGATTAGCTGCATCAGGCGAATTAAAATCGATATTACCCAATGCCGATAACCGCCTATCGCGCAACTCTCCGGCTTTTTCATCGGCCTTTTTGCTGATATAAGCCCCGCTCAATTGCTGCGCCACTTTAGCCACGCCAGCCAATGGCGATACAGGCACCACATAGCCTCCCGCCATTTGGTTTGTTGCCAGTGGTTCCGATCCTTGAGACATGAGCATTTCTGCTATTCTATGCCGTCTGGCTATAGCGCGTTGATCTTCGTCTAGTGTGGTTTCGGCCATTAGATTTTATTCCAGTTGTTCATGAAAATCTGACCCGATATTCTGTTACGCGGGTCATCCTGGTACGGCACTAAGTTGTTCAAAGCGTTTTGGGCAAGTTCGCCTGATTGCGCGTTAATAATGGCGTTGTTCTGATCTTGCTGAGCCTGGCTGTCACCGGATAACTGCCGAATATTGTTTGAGTTAGCATTAATCCGGTACATATCCCTAGCCGCTTCAACTACAGGGTTAGGCTGATCAACGGCACCCATTGTCGAGAAGCCGGGATTAATAGCGCCTTGCCCTGTTGATATATCTGCCGCGTTGGTTCCGGCTGTGCCCAGCATGCCGGGCGAGCTTGCGCCTCTCACGCCAGCATCTGTTGCACTGGTGAATGACGGACTGATAGGGCTTGATCCAATCAATGAGCCTGTAGTATTGCCGCCGGTCGCCGCCGATCCTACCCCATTACCTGCGGTCGCCGCTTGCCCTGTCGCTGACTCAAACACCGGATTAACCGCTTGCTCTCCGACTGCCCTGGCGCTGGCTGTGCCGCCCTCCTTTGCTACACTGCCATAAATGCCTTCGCTGGCTACCGAGTTGCCAGCCGCTGGCGCGGCTTTTGTTGCTGCCTCTGATGCTGTTCCGGCTGCTGCCCCGCCTGCGCCTTCTAATGCGCCGCTTGCCCCGCCGGTCAATGCCCCACCAGCGGCACCGTAGAGCGCACCCTTACCGACATCACCGCCAGTAGCCGCCGATGTACCGGCTCCGATTGCTGCGCCTGCGACCGCGCCTTGTGCTGCGCCTGCTACGGTTGAGCCAATCGTAGCCGCTGTTCCTGCGCTGGCGCCTGCTGCCGAAGCCGCTCCTGCAACCGCACCGGCTACTGCGGCACTCGCACTTGCTGCCGCTGCACTGGCCACCGCTGCTGCCGCTGCAACTCCTTGGGCAACCGCTGCCGCCGCCACGCCTACCGCCGCAAACGACATTACACCAACTCCAATCGTTTCATTTCATATTCCTCAAAAGTTTCCGACACCAGCTCTCTTTCTATCTCGTCAATGTCGGTCAAATCGGTCTTAATCACGTTGATAAAAACAACGTCTGTTTCAGCGTAGCCCATGCGTTTAATCCCTGGTTTGTCGCTCATAACGTGAGGTGCTGAAATAATCATTGAATCAGTGCCGTTTGTAATCCTGATTGTTCCGCTTGCCAAAATCGAAAAGTTTTCTTTGTTGTGTATCTTCCCGGTCAGAAGCGTTCCTGCAGGAATAAACAATTCACGCAGGTAAACACCGTTAATAAAATGATGTTTTACCGGCATTTCTATCTGTTCCATGCCGCGCATAATGCTCTCAATCTCAAGTATTTGCGGCATGTTGCCCGTCTTGGCTAAGTTGCTGTTCATTAGCGCATTAACGCCGCTGACCCAAGAGAACCAATTAAGCCAGCCCCGGCCCCAATGTTGGCGTTCTGCCCTGCTTGCTGCTGGTTGTAACTATTTTGTGCCGCCTGTCCCTGTAATCCTGCCGCCTGCAAGTAATTTGTACCCTGTACGTTTGCCCCGGCCTGATAACCCAAACCACCAGCGAACGGATTGCTTACCTGCGCCCCGGTAAGTAAAGCGTTGGCCTCATTAAGCGGCGTTTGGCGTTTAGCCATCATTTCCGCGATAGCCTGCTGTCTGGCCTGATTGTCCATACCAAAATCACGCGTAGACTCCTGTCCTGCCGCCAATATAGCTTGGTTTCTCGCATCGTTGTAGCCACGGTCAATCTGGGTCATAGCTGTCGAATAGGCTGCCGTTCCCGGCCTTATACCTGCCGCAATAAGTTCTGAATTTTTAGCATCCCGCTGTCCAGCGGTATCGGTATTTACCCGTGCCATCATGGAGTCAATTGCATCGCCCCTACGCTGCCCGGCTGATACCGGCGCACCGGGTAATCCGCTAAAATCAAGGTTTCCGCTAAGATTGCTTTTTAGCGCACCGGATAGCCCAAGCCCTGCGTCAAGCATACTTGATTTAGCCTGCGCTCCCTTTAAATATATTGCCTGCTGTTCTGGCGATAACGTTTGGGTAAGCGTCGGGTCGTTACCATTCCATGTTACAGATTGTCGCCCATAAGGATTTATTACGTTAGGGTTATTGATATGCCCTGATGCAACCGCCGCTTCCAGGTTGCTTTCCCCTGTTACCTTTGCCGCCCCTACATAATCCGGTGGTGCTGGTGCATCTGATCCGCCCATGTTATTACCCTCTAATCTTGAAATTTAATGGTCTGCACTGGTCTTTCTTCATTGTGCATAAAAGCAGGTCGCCCCCGGGGTGTCCTCCGTCTATTCGGTACTGTTCTTCAAACCCTGCATGTTTAGCGAGTTTGATAATATCGGCATTATTTTCCGGGATAATGCCGATAAGCATGGTTAAACCAAGCTGCACGAAAGGATAATAATAAATAAACCATGCAAAACTTCTGGTCATGTATTCGCCTTTCGTTATTGCCATGTGCTGCTGGCATGACTTGCCGTTGAAGCAGTTATAGCCGGTAACCGCAACCAGTTCGCCATGCTTCTCAAGCCCGATCAAAACCACCATGTCCGAACAAGGCCAATCTGTATTTTCTGTGAGCCATTGATTACACCGCTCGTAATCCCGGTCGATGATCTTATAGGCCATTGCCAGACTCATACATATAATCACAACTCATCCACTGAATCTCAAGCGCTTTGGTTGCTATCTTTAGTTTCCCTGCCGCCGCGTAGCCTGGATAGGTTGCCGGACTGTTCCAGTTTTTAATAATCTGCAAGCCTGTAGCCCAATAAGCGTTGTCCCAATTACTGGCATCCCATGACCCTGACGATGTTACCGAGTAAGAGGCTACGCCGTAAATTTCAGAATCTTCAAAGTCAACATCAATATCAATCAAAAAGGATAATGTCCCATTGACGGCCAGAACCGGCCTGAACATTTTGAAATCTTTTAGTTGGCCCCGATTGCTAAAATAAGAAAATGCCGTTTTTGCATAAGCTTCAACGTTACCGCCTTGGTCACTGACTCCTGTCCATGCCTTAATGACCTTGGTTCCCTGGCAGTAATAAAGGTCTCCATTTAATAATCCAAAATCCTCGGCATCCCAGCCAATAAAACGACACCATGCGTTGGTGATGGTGTTCAATACATATTGATAATGCGTACCATCCTCTGCGACTGGAATGTTAATCAATACCGCGCTTTGTCCAGGATAGGATATGGCTTTCCAACCAAAATTGGCCCCATAATTTAGCGCCGCCTCATTAAAAGCCGATTGTATTTTATAGGTTACTGCTTTTGAAAAATCCAGTCCCGTAGCGGTAAGTATTGTAGTTAACGGGTATGCACCATTTTTCGATAGAATAACAACATCCGAGCCGATCTTTATAGTGCATTGCCTGCCAAGTGGCTCGCCAAGTTGGTACGTGCCAACCAGCGCCCAAGTTGCCGCCGCCGATGGGTTTGTGCCTTGATAGACAATCACCTCGCCATTGGAGGTAATAAATACCATCCTGTCATCAGGCCCGTTACCGGAGTCAACCGTCCATGTTTCAGCCGCTACCAGATAGCCGCCCATTTGCGCCACGCCGGACAGGTTGAACTCGGTTAATGCGCCGCCAGCTGCACCCGCCGCCAGATACCAGAACGATAGGCTGTTCTTGGCGATAAACATCAACCGACCTTTGAACATAGCCACACCAATCAAATTGGTGGTTGTTATGCCTGTCAGCGCCGGGCTACTCGCAGCATCAACAGCGATCCAGTTTGTGCCATCATAATAAAGCGGCTTATCAACACCGTTTACCATGATTAAATAATTGTTGGTGCCGTCCCCGAACTGTAAATGCTGGTGTTTGCCATTGGTTCTTGCCGCAACTGACGCGCCAACCGCCCCGGCTGCTGTTACGTTGTAAACTCCGCTTGCCGTTGCGCAGAACATTTTGTTTGTGCCATTCAACGCATTGTAAACGGCTAATGTTTTGCCAATTCCTGTCATGCCGGTCGCATGGCTCGCGCTACCGCCGCGTATCTCACAATAGCCGGGTTTAGGAAACCAGTTATCCAGCACTACAGCCTCTGACGGCTTCATGTTCGACAACGGGTCGATAGCGTTCCATCCGCCGACAGGCGCTTGTTGACTGACAAAGTTGCTAACTTGTTGCTTAGCGTGCGCTCTGTTTCGGACGGGCTTTCTCATTTATGGCACAGTCCAAGTGCCATTTGGAACAAATATTCCCGGTTTCAATTCTCGCCCCTCGTTGTCCATGGACAGAACTAGCTTACCTCCATCCCTGCCCATAGCGTCCTTTACCTGCCGTTCATAGGTGTTGAATAGCTCGCCATAATCAAGGCCCTTCTCACGCCTCCATCGCCAGCGTAAACCCATCAATAGCAGATTGTCCGGGATAAGGAAGGTGTCAGTATCAGCGGTAAAAAACTCTTTTAACGTCGTTCCATCGACGGCCACGATTGCATATTTTGATTCGTACTCGAATTTCCACACATGCCCGGCCACGGGAACGGGATTAACTAAAAGACGATCCCCACGAAACCGGAACTGATAACGTGGCCCGGTCGAGAGAATTGCCTTTAACGCTTGCCATTGCTGCCCGTCCAGCGGGCCGAGAACCGGGAGTCGGTCAGTGGTGTCCCAAATGGTATTGTTACGGATGAACGTAAAACCTGAAGCAAGTGTGTTAATGTTACCCTGATCTTCTGCTGCAATAGTGGTATGAACTGCTTCATGCTGTAATCCTTGCCAAGTGTGGCGGGTCGCTAAATCGTTGACTTCTTCTTCCAGCAAGGCCATTGCCTGAAGAATTTGATTGTCAGTCGAGCCATAGACCGTAACAGGAGTAGGAATATTCGTCCGTTGACAAAACTTTTGGACAAGCGTTAGCAGGTTCATAACTTAATCTTCTTCTAACAGGTCATTTGCGCTGATGCCAAGTACCGCGCCCATGTACGGTTGAGCTTGTAGTGGATGCGACTGTGTAAACTGCTCAACCATGCGCGATAGTTCGCCTATCTTGGTTTCCATGCCCAATATTGTCGAGGCTTGATCTTCGACCTGCTTTTTCAATGCTGCATTTTCAACAGTAACCGGGCCTGCTTTTTTTAGAGCTTGTAGCCATGCGGTAGCTTTGTTCTTAAGGTCTACACCGCCCATGCCTACACGTTGTAAACCTTCGTGGGTCATGGCCGCTAATTGTTCAACGGTCAATACGTGCATCTTGATAAGGGTTTCTTGTTGCGCGGGGGAGCATACGCCCCAGCCTTTGATAGGAAACCCATCTAAAGGCAATTCTTGGCCTTTTTGCCATGCGGCATAAGCAGTTTGATATTTGTCCAGCCATTCAGGCGGAATGCGTCCATTCATGGAATCGGTTTTAAGCTGTTCAAACCAGTTTAAAACCTTGTATTTCATAATGTCTTTACTGTATGGCGGCGTAACATTAGCCATATCAACGTCGCGTGCCACATAATGACCGGCAGCGAGTGAAGCCGCTTTATCTTCGACCGCGACTCGTTCGAATCGTACATAAGGCATTCCGCCTGGTTCGTTTTGCATAATCTGTGCTAGTGCCATAAATACCTCTGATAGTTAAAAAAACCCGCCCTTTCGAGCGGGAAAAACACCAAGGATTTATTATGCTACGATTTGCATTGTAGTTGGGTTGTTAATCAATCCCGAGCCATAACCCGTATAGGTTGCGGTCAGGGTGATTGTGCCCGTTGCCGTCGCTAGCTTATCAGCCGCTCCGCCAATAGTTGTACCGGAATAAATGGTTTTGCCATCTGCGCCGAGCTTAACAACAATTGATGATGCAGGAATACCTGTACCGGATAACGCCGCGCCCAAGAACAGTCCATCATAACCACCGGGAGCGAATAAAACACCGCTGCCATTAGTGGTATTTACGTTCAGAATGGACTCGGTTCCGGTTGCCGCTTTACGATTACGGACACCGATTAACTGCTTGCCTGTTGCGGTTGCGCCCAAGATACCCGCTGCAGCAATAGCAACTACGCCATCGGCGGCCACGGTTGCATTGGTTTTATAAACCGCGCGACCTTCGAGCTGAATCCATCCGAACGTACCAGAGGCCATAGGAGCCATAGCCACGCCCCAAGGGAAACCCTGGGTTACGGCGGAAGGCAATAGGCCAGATTCAAACAATTCATTCCAGGCGCATAAAGAGCCTTTCAGAATTGCATCGGTCGATTTGACGTACATGAATTTAGCCGCGCCCCAAAAGGGATCAACAGCGGTAATCTGCAAGCCCAGCGCGTGACGTTGAGTAGTATCAGGAGCAAACCAGTCATTAAACGGTTGTGCGCCTGCAAAGGGTGAAATTGGTGCGAACATATTCGTATCTCCAAAAAATTAAAAGCCCCTCAGGCCGAGTACATATCATGAGGGGATGTGTTGCTTTACTGCGTTGTTAATGCTCTTTCAACAGTCCAACCACGCTCGATTCGTGATTTTAGAGCGCCTTTAGTGATTCCAATTTCACGCGCCCATTGTGCTATTGTCATTGTCTTGTCGTTATATTCAAGTATTACATTTGATCGTCTATTGTTAGCTTGTGTTTCTTTAGTCGCCCATTTACAGTTTTCTTTATAGTAGCCTTTATCATTGTCTATGCGGTCAATGGTCATGCCTTCCGGCCTTTCGCCCATGTCTTTATAAAAACCTTCAAAAGTTAACCATTCATCACAAACCGTAATACCGCGCCCTCCATAACACGAATAATTTGTACAATTTTCATTTAAGCATCTTTGTACAATGTTGCTCCAGGCATTGTAATCTTTAGATGCAGACATTCCATGTTTAAGCCCTCCTTTGCCCATCAAACAACCACAAGAACGAGTTCCTGACGTTTTCTCTGGATTACTAAGCGCTTTACTTAAATTATGTCCGCTTGCTGTGATTAACCCTCCACAATCACAAACACACAACCAACAAGCCCGAACGGATTTTTTACCGCTTTTTGCTATCTCTATCTTGTTGGCTGCTCTTTCAATTACTACTAACTTGCCAATCCGTTGACCTATTCGATCTTTTATTGATGATGTCTTCATGATATTTTCCTCCTATTTAATGGAAGAGGCATTATATCATATTAATTACCCATCATCAACTATTTGTAAGTGCTTGATTTTACAGGATGATTACACCTTGCTGAGATCTGTTTGAACAAGTTAAATTCCCCATCCAGAGGATTGGAATAACGCTACCGTCCTGATTGACTGGACGCTGCTCAGGAACTTCGGTCAAATCTGCATCTTTGTGAACGACGAGTTTCAAATACTCGGTATTCAGCATGTACATGTGATTTGAAGGGATTCCGCTGTTACCGTCGTAGATAACATCTGCATTTTTGTACTTGATCGATGCAAAGCCCGCATTCACGCTTTCGCTGGTAGCGTAGCGTTTCAGCGATACTTGGCTTGTTTCAAAATACTGATAGAACGTATTATCGGCAACAATCAAATCCGGTTGGTCATCAGGTCCACGATCAAGTAGCAACCACAATGGAAGCATCAATGAGCCTTCGATGGTAGTGGCTGAAGCCGTTACCGAGTTAACCGAAGCGTCATAAACTTTGTTTTGCCAGAATGACCATGCAGACGCATGATACCGCCGACGGTGTTGGTATTCACGTCGGCAACAATCGCTTGCAAACCGTTGACTTGGTTGCTTAACGAGCCAGCAGAGTATAAATCACTGGAAAAATTGTTGTTGAAAGTGCGGATCGCGTTCTTCATTCTGGATTTAGCCAGGCTGATAATGCGTGAGTCGCCGCTATTGATCCGTAATTCACGACCAGACGCTACGACGTTAATGGCAATTTGCCGCCATTGATATTCGGCAGAACTGATAACATCAGACTGTGAAATGTTCAGCGTGTCCCAATCAGAATAACGCTGATAGGTGCCGTTTGCATTGTAATCAAGCGGCGTGGCAATGGTAAGTCCGCCATCTTCGGAAATATAATTTCCGCGCTTCATAATGTACTTCAATAGTGCATTGCGGTTTGAAATGTTGTCTTTGATTTCTTTGCGGTGTTTACGGAATGTGGTCGAAACCAATTCTGTAAAGGTGCTATTTGGTGATGGCATGACAGCCTCCAATGTAGTTAAAAATGAGTTTTAATCATTTCCATCTGCAAAAGTGGCCTGTCAGGCTTTTTGTGCGGTGGTAGTGAGCGGCTTATGCCTGCTGCGCTGGCTCTGTCGGATTAGCGTAGTTAATACTGATTATATTCGTTTATCAGAATATGTCAAATATTCGATTAATTACCTTTAATTCTTGCCAATGTCTCAGCCATAGTATCATCCCAGCTTTGCGCCGGCTCATTTGATGCTTTGTTGCTATTTATCGGACGGACATTTGAGCTTGATGCTTTCCTTGCGGCTTTCGCTGCTTCAGTGTTTTTGTTGGTGATAACCTTGGTTTGTTCGGACACTGATTTTGACAGTTCTTTAGCGCGAGTGATAGGATTTGCCCAAACTGCTTTTTCATAGGCCGATTGAAGATCAATACCAGTTTTTAGCAGGGTAACAACATCGTCGGCCACTTCGTCAAAATACTCATTCTTTGGATCACTGGCAAAGGTATTTACCTCTTGCTCGATCTTGGAATAGTTTTGCTGCTGTGCCTGTACGTTGCGCTGCTGCTCTTGTCGCTCGATGCGTTCAAGGCGTTGTTGTAGGTCCTGTGTCCTTGGGTCGGCCTGCGCTTGTCCTTCTTGCGGGATCAAGCCAAGGTTCTGCCCAAGGGCAACAAATGCCGCCTGTCTTGCTTCGGTTGTACCTTCGGTCAGTGCGATATGATGCCCGAACAAATTTTGAATAGCTTGGGTTTCGCTTACGCCATGCTTTTGCAATGAGCTACGGAACGGCTCAATAATACGCTGCATTTCTATCGCTTGTTGATGACCCTGCTTATATTGTTCAATGCCGTCAAGCATCTGTTTTTCACGCAGTTCCACGTATTCTTGCGCTTCTTTAGGTATCTTCGACCAATTATCATATTGTTCCTTCGACCATGAGGCCGGTGCTTGTTTTATTGTTGCTTCTGCTGTTTCATCAGCTTCTTTACTATCCTTTTTTGTTTCCTGTTCAACTTCATTGCCTAGGCCCTCGTCATCATCAAAATTATCGCCGCTATCATCATCGCCCGAACCAAGGCCAAGCCCTTCGGCAATGTCGGCCACGCCAGCATCCATGTCAAAATCACTGTTGGAGGCGCTTGTATCTTCAAATTCGCTTTCATCACTCATAATTTTATCCTATGGTTTATTATTTATTAGGCACTGATCTATCAATTTGCTTTAGATTAAACTCCAATCTTCTTTGCGCCCCACTGCACATCACGCTAGCTCTGCTAGAACTAACACCCAATAATTCACCAACTTCCCTATAAGTGATGCCTGTGTTCCTTAATCTAAGAGATTCTATCCATCTATCTGGTATGTCAATAGCTTTCATAATCTTACTGTTTCCGCCAACATTCCGGCTGTCATTTCCGCGTCCAATCGCTCACGTTTAGCGATTGGCATTTTTGCCATTTCCCGGTCGAATGTTTCATCAATCGCTCGATCAATGGATTTTTCATCTTCAATAACGCGCCGGTCAACGTCCTGCCTCATGCCCGGTTCATATTCAACACAGTCATTTCGCGCCATATCCTCACGCCGCTGTGCTGCCGTGGTTATTGACCTACCGTCAATTGGTGAATGATAGGCGCTCTCGCCGGCGGCGCTCATGTGGGCAGGGATAATAACCATTGGTGCGGTAATAACCTGCCTAGCCAGCGCCCCGCAATTGCATAATTCAATAGGTGAGTGGTCAATTATGCGAACAATTCGATCAAATAGCTGTTGTGTTCGATCACATCGATAAATGTATGTCGGCATTAAGTAGTTTCCCTTGAAGCTGTAACTCGGTCAGCAATCCAAGTTTCAATTTCGGTCGATTGCATCTCACGTTTATGTGCAATCAGGTTCCTGCGAATACAGATAATTACTATCAGCACGATTGCGAGTATGGCGATTAGTGGATGTTCGGTCATTTGTAAGGTTTTTCTCTGACTATACATTATTGTAGCCCTTGAGTTATACAGTTGGTCTGTATTCAATGATGTTAAA